TTTTATATAACGATTGAAGGTGGTAACCGACACGACTCTACTGAAGAAATTTATAATCAATACCCAATGTATCGTAAAAAAAACCTTAATATAGTAGTTGTTGAGAGTATAGACCGAAAAGAAATGCACGAACTTTATTTAAATTTAGCTGGTGGTAAAGCTCCAAATGACCAAGAGAAAAGAACTGGTATTTATGGTAAGGTATCTGATGTGGTTAGAAAGACATCAGAGGGTTTGGTTTCAATGTGGGATAAAGTGAAAAATATAACAAAAGAAAGAATGGATGATGATTTAATGATAGCTATGATAATGAATTATGTTACCAATGGTAGTTTTGGAAAACACCCAATTACTGGTAAGAAAGGAGCAGAAGTTCTTGATTCTTTATATGAGACAAGTGAATATGATACTAAAAGGTTCAACTATGTTACTGATAACTTAAAGATGTTTTGGGACAATGTAACAAAGTGGGAAATGATTACGAGTAAACAACCTAAAGTAATAATTTATTTACTAACGGTATTATTTTCAGAGTTCCAAAATAAATACAAAATATCTAAGAAAAAGAAATTTATCAATGAGTTTTTTGAGTATTTTATTGATGTGTACGAATATGACCACGATAAAAATGGTGAAACTAGAATTAGGTTTAAAAATGGTGACGGTAGTTATACTTACAAAAACTTACTAGGTAATATGTTAATGAACTTATCAATACTTGATGAAGTAGAATTTTTAGTTAGGTCTGAACTTATACCAATATTAGAAAATAAGGATGTAATAGTGCCAATTAATACTGAAGAATTTACACTTAGTCATCGTAAAGAGTATATCGGAAAAAATAAGTTTAAGAAAAATGGTAATTTATTTGTCACTATTAGAACTAACAATAGGGAGTTGACCTTGTTACCTGGTGAATCAGAATTCAAAGATGTTAGTATAACCGAAGCATTTTCAAATAGATGTGAGTTAGACCACATTGTACCCAAATCTAAAGATGGAAAAACCATAATGAAAAACGCTGAATTAACATCTAAAGAATACAATAGAAAAAAATCTGATAAGGAATTAAATGAAAACTAACATAGTATGTAGATTACAAGTAGAGGGTATTCATAATTGGTCTGAAGCAAGTAAGTTTGAACCAACGATGAAGTATCTTGAACACCCACATAGACATATGTTTCACATTGAAGTCAAGAAAGAAGTTTTTCATGATGACAGAGACGTGGAGTTTATTGTGTTTAAAAGAAAAATAAAAAAGTATCTTGAGAAAAAATATTACTCACCAGAATATGATTGTTGTGATTTTGGTGGACAATCTTGTGAGATGTTAGCTCACGAATTATATACAGAATTTGATTTGTGTCATTGTTCAGTATTTGAAGATAATGAAAATGGAGCTGAAGTAACGGGATACGTTGATACATTTTGGAGTTCAACAACAGTATGAGTAAAAAAGTTTATATAAGTTGGGAAGGATATGATAGTTATATTGATTCCATAACAAATTGGGTAAAAACGAGTGATTTAAATTTGGGAGCTGTATATGGATTGCCTCGTGGTGGCTTACCCATAGCAGTATCTTTATCTCACAGGTTACATTTACCATTATTAATGGATTACTACGATAGAAAAATCGTAACTGATAAAAAGATATTGGTGGTGGATGATATAGCTGACACAGGCCATACTTTGAAAGATTTTGAAAACAAACACAATATAATTTGTACATTTCATTATCATGAACAATCAATAATAGAACCAGATTATTGGATACATAAAAAAGATGATGATTGGATTGTATATCCGTGGGAACTCAATGATAGTGATGAAATACAGGATTATTTAAAATGAAAATAATTTATTTACCATTAGAACATATAGAATCAAGATACACAACAGCTCTCGATAGAGACATTGTAAATTATCTTGACAACAATAACATTGATTATGTAAGAATTTATCCTGATATTCCAACTCCTACACAAATGAAAGCTGGTAGTTTTTTAGATGCTGAGTTCACAATACGATTCAAAGCAGAACAAATAGCTGAAGTAGCTAGATTGTATCGTGAAGATGAAATAAACTCAGGTGATATCGTTTGGTCATCTGATTTATGGCATCCAGGTTTACCCGAAAGTATAGCCTATATGAATTACTTTGCCAACAAAGATGTCAAGTTAAGAGGATTGATTCATGCTGGTTCATTCACCGATACAGATTTTGTTCGTGATATGGAAAGGTGGGCTAAAAACTTTGAAGATATTTTATTTGACGTTAGTGATAGAATTTTCTGTGGTAGTGAATTTATCAAACAAGATATTATCAAGAAAAGAATAATTCAACCTGATAAATTACAAGTAACAGGTTTTCCATTAGACTTGAAAAACTTAGACAAGTATAGAATGAAACACAAAAAAGAAAACATAGTTTTATTTAGTGCCAGAAATGTTGATGAAAAACAGCCTTGGTTGTTTCAACAAATGAAAGATAGATTAGAATCCAAAACACAATGTCAATTTATAAACACTCAAGAGTTGGATTTAAATAAAGATGAGTTTTACAAACTAATATCTAAGTCCAAGATTATGGTGAGTTTTGCTCTACAAGAAAATTTTGGTTTTAGTATGTTGGAGGCCAGATACTTGGGTTGTAAAGTAGTTGTACCAAATAGATTGGTATATCCTGAGTTATATCATTCGGATGATTTATATAATACATTTGATGAGGCATGTAGTATGGTTGAGGATAAATTAGAAAATTGGGATAGTGAATTAGGTTATTTTGATGAGGATGATAGTATGACATTTCATGATTGTTTTGAAAAATGGTTTAGGAGATAAAATGGGTAAGATAGGTAATTTCAGATACTTTCCATCATTTTCTGTTGGTGGGTTTGGTGACCAACTGAGAAAAGATTTTAAATTTAAGAGTGGATTTAGTTGTAGATTCTATTCAAAAGAATTTCCAAGTAAATACAGACATACAGATTTCTTAATATCAGCTGGTCACTTTATAAAAAATAATACAGACCTTTACGATTTACATGGTTTCACTAAAGATAATTTAGTAATGGGTGATTCAGGTGGGTTTCAGATTGCCTCAGGTGCTCTCAAGTGGGACAAAAAATTATTACCTAAATCTTTTAAGTGGTTGGAACACAATTCAGACATATCTATGAACTTGGATATCCCACCTCGATTAAAATATGAGGGAAAGTTCCAAGAGTGTTTGGATATAAGTATAGAAAATTTTAAATACTTCGCTGATAATCAAAGTGGTAAAACAGAATTTCTAAATGTTATACAAGGTAATAACCGAGAAGAATATAAAAAGTGGTATGATGAAGTCAAACACTTTCCATTTCAAGGTTGGGCCATCGGTGGAGCCTCTGGTAATCCATATAGGTTCACAAGTGGTTTATGTGCTTTGTTGATGGGTAAAGAACACCTTGACGATACTAAAAAGACATTACACGTTTTGGGAACATCAAGGATTACAGATTTGTATTTGTTAATACAATTACAAAAGTCATTAGAGGAAGTGGGTTCTAAAATAATGGTAACTACTGATAGTTCTTCACCTGATAGAGCTGTGGTATTTGGTACATACTATTCTGGTTATAGTATGAAGAGAGCTTCTTGGGAAGGTATTGGGTTTCCAAATGTAGCTAACCACGAAGATTTAGTCAAAGATTTTGTCAATCTTAAAAATCCATCATTTCCAATTATAAATGAGTTTGATGTTGAATTATCGAAACACGTTGACTTTACTGATATAGAAGATGGGCGAGCTTACACAACAGGCATGAGACTACATAATTTTTATTTCTTCAAAGATGTAATTGACAGAATAGAATCGATAGTTTATGCTCATGATTTTATCCTTGAACAAACTGTCTCGAAAGACTTGTACAATATGTTACACTCGATTGATGAAATGGTAAAGAGTGACAATCCAAATATGGTATTTGAAAAATATAGTCACCTTTATACAAAATTAAGTAATACAAAAAGACAATCACAAATAAAAACACATTCATTTTTTTAATAGGAGAAAATAGAAATGATACAATTTACACCTGAACAAATACAAGATAATTGGAATGAGTTGATAAAACTTATCGAGGATACTTTTGATGGTGAAAGAAAAGACAAATTATTAGAAATGTACAAACATTTTGAAGATAGGATGTGTGTGGCTCCAGCCTCAGGTACAGAACACTTTCACTTATGTACACCTGGTGGTTATGTAAAACACATATTAAACATCGTTCATTACAGTAAAGAGTTTTACAAGGTATGGAAAGACAATGGAGCTATGGTTGATGACTATACTGAAGAAGAACTTGTATTCGCGGCTCTTCATCATGATTTAGGAAAAGTTGGAGATTTGGAAGATGATTATTATATACCAAATGACTCTGAATGGCATATCAAGAATCAAGGTAAGTATTATGTTAATAATCCTGAATTACAATTTATGACTCCACCAGATAGAGGTATTTGGTTACTGAATCAATTCGGTATAAAAATGACAATGATGGAGATGATTGGAATAAAACTTACAGATGGTATGTATGATGATGGTAATATACAATATCTGAAAGCATATGCTCCTGAGAAAAAATTAAAATCAAATATGCCTCTTATACTACATCAAGCAGATATGGCCACCACACGAATCGAATACGAAGATTGGATAAGAGCTAATAAAAAAGAAGAAATAAAAGTTCAAGGTAGAGTTGAGAACATTAAGAAAGCTGTAACGATGGAAGAGACTTCAGAACAATTGACACAAAAATCAAAAGACTTATTCAACGAGTTATTTGGTGAATAAAATAAATCAAATATTGAATTATGCTACAATGAATGATTACAAACAAATCATGGATGTATTTAAATTACACAAATCATACTTTCCACACATTCGTGGAGATAAAGTAAAAAGAATGATTGAGAGTAAAAATATAGTATGGGAAAATGGTGTGTTAATAACTTGGAATCATTACAAAAGAAAACAAAAAGTTGGAGACTACCAAGCTCAAAAAGGTGATTGTATTTTACATCAGATAGCGGCTGCCAAACAAGGAGATGGCAGTGCTAAAAAAGTATTTGAGAAATTTATTTGGGATGGTAATAAATACAGAGATGTGATTCTTTCAGTTAGAAGTGAAAATCATAGAGCAAGAGGTTTTTATGAAAAATATAATTTCAAAGTTGTTAGTGACATTGAGTGGGGAACAAAACAAAAAATAAAAGGAAAAGTTTATTTATTAGAACAAAAAATATTAGGAATTAAAAAATGGTTATAGAAATAATATTGGGATTGATTGTTATCACAGAGGGTTATGTAATTTGGAACTTAATGAAAAAAACAGAATTATTAGAGACATGGGTGGAGAATTTTACAAATACAATACAATCAGTAACACAAGATTTAGATGTTATAGATGCGAAAGGTAGTTTTGAATCGGATGACGAAACAGGAGCAATCTTTAAACAAATAAAACAAACAGTAAAACAATTAGAAAGTTATATAGGAGAAGAACAATAATGAACACAACTAAAGTATCAGGTTCAAGTAAACCAAAACCAATGATGAAAAGAAAACGAAAGAAGAAAAGTAAGATTTATTTTGGAACACCTGTTCAAAATGCAATCATAAGATATAATGATAATGTAGATAAACCAAGTGTTCAAAATAAAATTTATAAAGAACATATACAATTTGCTTTTAATAAATTAGCTGAAAATCTAATTCACACTTTTAAGTTTTATTATTTTGATTATCCAATTGAAGAGGTCAAACATGAGGTGGTTGCTTTCTTAGTTATGCAGATGCCTAAATACAAACCAGATAAAGGTCGTGCCTTTTCATATTTTTCTGTTGTTGGTAAAAATTGGTTAATACTTCACAACAATAATAATTATAAAAAGATGAAGATACATGACCAATTAGATGTATTGGATTACAAAAGAAATCTTACCTCTGAAGCTTCTTTAAGTGAGGCTGACGAATTCAATATGGAGTTTGTTGAACAGATGTTAGATTATTGGGATAACAATATTACAAATATCTTTCGTAGACAAAAAGATATACTTGTTGCTGATTCTGTTTTAGAATTATTTCGTAGACGAAGAAATATAGAAAACTTTAATAAGAAGGCTTTGTATATTATGATTCGTGAAATGACTGGTTCTAATACTCAACATATTACACGAGTGGTAAATCAAATGAAAAATTATTATTTCAATATGATGAATGAGTTTTCCACAAATGGTAAAATAGATACTTCTAATACAGGTTCTATTTTTTAAATAATTGAGTGTTCTTTAATGGTACTCGAGCGCCGTCCGCTAGAAAGTGCGGACTCCATGTCGAAATTGGGTGTGGGATAAGTTAAAGGCACTCTAATGGGGCTGTAGTTCAGTTGGGAGAACGCCTCCCTTGCACGGAGGAAGTCGCAGGTTCGAGTCCTGTCAGCTCCACAAATAAAAAGGGGAAAATCAATTAAGACTTTCCCCTTTTGTGGTTTAATAGTGTAGGACTATTAAACTATTCCGTACCTACTTACGAAATAAACCCACCAACACCAATAAGGCGACGAGTCCAGCGAAACCAGATTCGCCAAACTTATTTATGATTGATGTCAGGTTACCAATAACGTTGACGCCAAAGATACCACTTCCAAAGATTACTTCAGAAACAGCACCTATTGCTACAAAGGACATGAGTAGATGAGCTAAATCATCAACATATCCTTTTACCATTGTTATTATTTCCTTCATGGTTATCCTCCGTTAGTTAGAAATATGAGAGTAAAAAATACCCTCATTAATAATTATTTATAATAGGAATAATAAATTTTGATATATATTTATATATTATCATTTTTGGGTTGTAAACTATTTATATATGACTAACGTTTAGGTAAATCATGAGTATAGACTACGAAATTTTCGAGGGGAAATCTTTATCATCTCTCTTCGAGGATATTTACAAAAATACAGAATATAACAGAAAACAACTTGATGTATTGACAAAAGAGTTAGTTCAATTCATCAAAGATGGTGACACTGCCGTACAAATAGTTCCGATGATAAAAGAGTATCTTGAAATCAATGTAAAAAATGATGACCAACTTGTAAAGATGGCTGGTATAGTACAAAGGTTGATATCTGCCGAAAGTAAAGCTGGTTCTGAAGATGAGTATGGTTTATCAGAGGAAGAAAAAACACAATTACTCTCTGGTATAGAAGATACCATTAAAGATATTCAAATAGAATCAGATAATATACACAATAAAATTGAAAAGAGTACAAAGGTAAATTAGATGAGTAGGAGAGTGAAGAGAAATGTAGATGTTAACACATCGATACCTTTAGATCGTTTAGCTACACCAACTCAAATTAGTTCTTATATAAAAAGGATTGTAAATGCCTCTCAATATGATTTTTATGAAACTGAGGCTCTCGAAGTTGAAAGTGTTATCTTAAATGAAACTCTAAATCACGGAGCTGTGTTGGGGACTTTCATAGATAATCCTGACCAAGAAATAATGGGTGGTATAGTTTTACCATTAATGGCCAATATAACAAATATACCATTAGTTGGAGAGCACGTTGTCGTGGTGGAGTACAACGAACAACATTATTATACAAGTATAATCAATAGAAAAAATAACGTAAATGAAAATTCTATACCTGGTGTTTCGACTGGTTATGTACAAAATACTAAATACGGTGAGACTTTTAAAAGACAAGACATCAGAAAAGTAAAAGTAAATGAAGGTGATATAGTTTATGAGGGTAGGTTTGGTAACACGATAAAATTTGGTTCTAATGTGAAAAACCAATCACCCAATATTAGAATACGAGCTGGTCAACAAGAACCACCAGAGGATTTTGGAGCTGTCGTAGAAGAAAATATTAACGAAGATAAAAGTTCTATATATTTATCTACAGATGAGACTATAGAACTTGATGGTTTAGGAGCTAGAAATAAGTTCCCAGCCGAGTCTGTAAAAGGAAATAGTATCGTGATGAATTCAGACAAAATATTCTTAAATAGTAAAAATGGAAATTTTAATGTGAGAGCTTCTGAAAATCTAATTTTACAAGGTGATGAAATTTTTATACATGCTAAAAGTGGTAATACCATTAAGATGGGTGATCCGAGGTCACAATTCATACCAACATTAAATAGTGATGTCATAAATAAATTAATGAAAGACATAATGTTGACTCTAAAAGATGGTTTTGGAGCTATAGGTAAGGCAACTAATCCAGCCACTCTCGTGATAGCCGCTAAAGATATAGCTACAATTGTTGCTAAACGAGTACCAAATATAATAGATGTAGTGACCAATGAAAAATATTTAAATAAACAAATAATGATAGCCAATCCAAATTTCAAAATACCAGAATTTTCAACTGGTAGTGGTAAAAAGAAAAAGAAAACATTACAGAGTAGTGCTGAGGATAGTGGAGCTGGTTTATCAACCAAAACATCAGACGGTAAATTCGACGCTGATAATATAGAAAGACCATCAAAAAGAGATGAAAGTGGTGAACGTAATGTTGGGCCAAGAAGATATTAAAAATAGGAGTAATCATGAATAAAAAACAGTTTATGAAAATAATAACAGAAGTAGTACGTAAGGAAGTCAAAAAAGAAGTACAAAAGATATTTATAAAAGAAGAAACTTCTAACCGATTATCTGATATTGTTCCTGAGGTTTCAGAACCTAAAGAAACAGTTCAATACACTAAAAACAAAAGTCTCAATGATGTTCTTAATGAAACAGTTGGACTTTCTAAATCCGATAGACAAGAAGGTGAATATCCGACTTTAGGTGGTGGGGCTTTCGATTCCTCAAGAATGTCTGAATTAATGGGATATGGGAAACCAGAGGAAGCTAAACGAGATATGGTTGCTGTCGATAGTTTACAAAAAGCTGGTGTGAGGGTTGACCAAGTACCAGAACACCTTACAAAGGCTCTAACAAGAGATTATAGTAGTTTAATGAAAGCCATAGATAAGAAAAAGGGGAAATAAAAAATGGCTGAAAGTGCAAGAGAGATAGATTTAAATCCAAGAACTTATGTGGGGTTATCTTTTCCATTGAGAAGTGACAATAACAATGATTTTGCTCTTACAAAAAATTCATTGGAACAATCTAGACATAATTTAAAAAATTTATTATTGACTCATGTTGGTGAGCGAGTAGGTCAACCTGAATTCGGTAGTAACCTACGAGCTCTTTGTTTTGAGCCAAATGATAATAATCTACCTGAAAAAATAGAGGAAGATGTCAGAATGTCAGTAGAGAAATGGTTACCCTATATTGACATACAAACCGTAGACACGTTGACCGATGAGGCTGAACAAAATAAGGTGTTTGTAAAAATAACTTATACTACTACTTTGAATCCTGAAACTTTAAATTCAATTACACTAGACTCAAGCTATACAGCCACAACTTATTAATAGGAAAATACAATGGCCCGTACAACAGTAAAAAAGAATGTAGTAAAAACAGTAAATTATCTGAACAAAGATTTTAATGATTTCAGAAATAATTTAATCGAGTTTGCTAAACAATATTTTCCAAATACTTATAATGATTTTAATGAAGCTTCACCTGGTATGATGTTTATTGAAATGGCTGCTTACGTTGGTGATGTTCTATCTTATTATATAGATTCCCAATTTAAAGAATCACTATTAGCCTATGCTGAAGAGAAAAGAAATGTGTATAACATAGCTCAGTCATTTGGATATACTCCAAGAGTAACTTCCGCAGCTGATGTAGTTTTGGATGTATTTCAAACAGTACCGGCTTTGAATGATAGTGCAGATTTGAGATATGGTTTGACAATCAAAGCGGGAAGTACTATTGTGGCAACTAGTAATGGAACTACTTTTCGTACTTTAGAGGATGTTAATTTTAAATCAGAGGACATTTCAAATAAAATGGAAGTGTCAATTTTTGAAACTGATAGTGGAGTCCCTACGAAATTTTTATTAAAAAAACAAGTAAAAGCACAAAGTGGAGCTATAGTCACAGAGTATTTTGATTTTGGTTCACCAGAGAAATATTCACAATTAAAATTATCAAATGAAGATGTAATTGAAATTATATCTTGTACAGATAGTGATGGTAATTTGTGGTATGAGGTCGATTCATTAGCTAGGGACACAGTATTTGATGAAATGGAAAATAATACTACAAACGATCCTATATCAGCAATTGATGGTGAAACAGCTCCATATATTTTAAAATTGAAGAAAACAGCTCGTAGATTCACAACCTTTATTGACGAGAATGATAAGGTAGTTCTGAGATTTGGAGCTGGTGTATCTGATAATCCTGATGAAGAGGTGATACCAAACCCAACTAGTGTTGGTTCAAGTCTACCTGGAAGTCCTAGTTATTTAACAACAGCTTTCGATCCTAGTAATTTTCTTAAAACAAGAACATTCGGATTAGCGCCCGCCAACACAACACTCAGTATAAAATATGCTTTTGGTGGTGGTCTTGATGACAACGTACAATCTGAAACAATTACTGATGTATCAAGTATTACTTTTGAAATCAATGACAGTTTATTATCACCCACACTAGTACAGAGTGCTAAAGATTCAGTTGCCTTCACTAATCCAGAACCAGCAAAGGGTGGTTCTGCTGGACAAACAGTCAGAGAGGTTCGAGAGAGTGCATTGGCTCACTTTCAAGCTCAACAACGTAATGTCACCAAAGAAGATTATATTGTGAGAGCATATTCTTTACCTGCCAAGTTCGGAAGTATAGCTAAAGTTCATTTTGTTCAAGATGACCAATTAAATAAATCCGAGGATGTAGCTGATTTAGAAAGGGAAATTACAGAAGAGGATATTGGCACTACAGTAGGTGAATTACAAGCAGGTAGAATACCCAATCCTTTAGCTATGAATATGTACAGTCTAGGATACAATTCTAATAAAAAATTAACAACATTAAGTGATACTGTTAAAAATAATCTCAAAACCTATTTGTCACAATACAGAATGGTAACTGATGCTATAAATATAAAGGATGCTTATATTATTAACATAGCTATAAATTTTGGAATATTAACAAAAGTTGGATTTAACAAACAAGATGTTCTGTTGAGATGTGTTGAAACGGTAAAAGATTTTTTTGATATTGACAGATGGCAAATAGGACAACCCATTACACTATCAGATATAGCTTATGAAATATCTTTAGTCGATGGCGTAGCTACAGTTGTCCCACCATCAAACAGTAATCCAAATAATTTACCCATTGTGGTTGAAAATAAATACAGCATAGCAGAAGGTTACTCAGGTAATTTTTATGACATTACCTCGGCTCTTAAAGAGGGTGTGTTATATCCATCATTAGATCCAAGTATCTTTGAAATTAGATATCCCAATACAGATATTAAAGGAAAAGTACTTGGTGATAATCTAGGTGTAGGGAGTTAATAAATGCATATTTTTACATTTGCCGAAAAAGACACGACACTATATGAAGTTAGTGGTAGTATGAATTCTGGTCTAGATGAAATTCTTGAAATCAGAAAAGACATTAGTGATACTGGTGATTCTATAAATGTTTCTCGTATATTGATAAAATTTGATTTGGGTGAGATATCCCAATCTATTCATAATAATATTATTACCAATCCTAGATTTTTCTTAAATTTATACGATGCCAAACCTACAGCTTTAGCCACGACACAAAGTTTATATGCTTATCCTGTTAGTCAGTCATGGACAATGGGTGGTGGTCGTTCATACGATAATCCAATTGATGATGAGGGTTGTAGTTGGTTTTACACAGATGGTGAAATAGCTGGAACTCTATGGGGTATAACATCTGGCTCATCAAACGACCTAACAGGTTCTTCAACACAAATAAGTTCCTCAGGTGGTTCTTGGGTTACTGGAAGTGGATATGAGGGTAAATTAGATTTTGACCATAAAACTACTGATTTTAGAATGGATGTTACCGATATTGTAAATAAATGGTTAGATGCTGAAAACATTTTGGAAAATCATGGATTTATGGTTAAGAGAAGTGGTAGTGTTGGTAACTTTAACACCGGTAGTGAAGAGGGTAACACAGATAAATTAGGTAACTTTTCATTTTTCTCATCAGATACACACACTAAATATCCACCAACTTTAGAGACTGTTTGGTTTGATTCCAAGTGGGACACAGGATCTTTAGATCCATTAACATCTGCTAACCTTGAGGATATGGTCATTTACATGAAAGGATTAAGACCTGAGTATAAAGAGAATTCAAAAGTAAAGTTTAGAGTTGTTGGTAGAGAAAGATATCCAACCAAAACATACTCAACAACACCTGATAATCTAACAGTAAAATATCTACCGAGTGGTTCATCTTTTTACTCTATAAAAGATGCTGAAACACATGATGTTATTGTTCCATTTAGTACATCATCATTGATAAGTTGTGATAGTAGTGGTAATTATTTTAATCTAGATTTGGATGGATATCAACCCGAAAGATACTACACACTAGAGTATAGAGTACAAAGTGGTAGTGATACACCAGATGAAACAGACCAATTTTTTGATGAGGGATTTACATTCAAGGTTTCCATATAATGCCGTACACACAAGAAGAATTACAAGATGTCGATTTCTATCGTGAGTTTATAGATAAAAATAGAAGTGATTACTTAGAAAGAATAGTAAAGAATGCTTCACCAGAAAATGAGGAATTAAGACCTTTTAGAAGAAGTGATGGTACAATTGTTTCGTTTGAAAGTATTGACAATGGATTAGATTTAGTTGATGCTAATTTAAATGATAATGTCTATAGTGCTTTCACATCAGCTCTCAACAACGGAGCTGGTATTCGTTTATATAATTTTTTAAATGCTGATTTCAATGCATACATGGAGGGGTTATTGGACACACCTGGAGCCGGAGCTGAATCGTTAGGAGAGGCTTACTCATCTGGAGAAATACCAGATCAAGCTACTGTGAGTGATGTAAAACAATACATAAGAGAATTGGTCACAAGTAAACCTTATAACAGACGATATCCTGAATACACCAAAGATAACAAATTAGAAAATATCATAGATAGAAGTATTTCAGAATTATCTATTGATGCCTTTGCTGAAACATTACCGTCAAATATTGTAAATGGTGATGTGATAGTGATTAATGATCCTGAGGATTCTAGAATATGGTTGGTAGAAAACAATCAAAAAAGAATATTTCCAGATATAAATTCTTTTATTGGAACATCATATGGATTTCAACAACAAAAAACTTTAACTTTATCTGAACTTAACTCAATACCAGATGGAGAACCCGTAGAAATATAATGGCTAGATTAAATGAAAAAGATAGAGAACTAACAGCCACTGGACAAACTATAGATTTGTCATCAAATAAGTATGCCTATCTAGGTGGTGAATTTTTAACAAATCCAAATGATTACATAGAACTTTTAATTTACGATTTAAATAATAATTTTTTAGAAAGTGCTGTTGTGAATGAAGAAGATTATTTATATGATTCAGACAAAGGTGTGACATTGAAAACGGGTTCTATACTTAGAAAAATGGGATATGATAGAGGAAAGTTTGTTGTCAAGTATAATTTTTTAAGAAGAGTAGCTGGTTCTTATGAAAATGTTGCCGTTGATGCTAACAATCGTGTGGTTGAAGATTATATAGAAGGTGAGACAAGATTAAAAGAATTCAAATATTTCATACACGAGATATCCCCCTCAAGGTCGGAATTAAGACTTGTACCACAAAATATCAATAATGAACTATACCTGAATGAATTCTATGATATGCAAAGAACTAATAAAAGGATTAACACTGGTAATTCAGTTATTGGTTTTGAACCAGCAACAGACGGTGATAATTTAGGTACAGATACAGATCCGAGTGTATACACAAGTAAAACAATAAAGGTAAAAAATGTTGATAGTGGGACAGATCCCTTGAGTGATGGTTTTTTATTTGATAGAAAAATGGTCAATGCTACACTTACTGTGCCAGGAGCTTTTATCACGGCATACATACCACCACCTGTGGTTTATCGAGATGGTGACCAACCAACTGGCACTACAGAAACCGAAGCAGACGTACTACAACCAAGTTTTTTTATTGAAAGTCAAGAAGGGGTATATCATCAAGGTGGGATGGGTAATGGAGCTCCAGACTTAACACTCACACCATATTTTACTACGTTCAAGTCATTTGATGACGTAGATACAGCATTAGATGGTGAACTTGTGAATCCAAGTTTCAATACAAGTAATGGTAGTTCAGGTGTGCTTTATGTTCCTGATAAACCAAAGACACTAAAAAATATATATGGTCTTAATATCAATTATTTCAAACATTTATTCTACGAGGTACATAATGATAAAACCGCTACCGTTGTTTTCACCAGTAATAGTGCTTTACCAGATGTTCCAACAAAATACACTTGGCAAATAACTGGTTGGGATTATGATACTAGTAATGGTAGTTATGGTGAAGGTTATTGGGAATTAGATGGAAATATTGGTGGAACAGAACCAGAACTTGACGGTGATTTTTACATTATACCACAAACATCTGCCGGAACAAATTATGCTCATTGTGTAGATGAGTTGGCCTCTCCACATATTGCTGAATTTGAATATGATGGTCTAGAAGATACTCCCACAGGTTGTAGTTTGGCTGTCAAGTTTATTGGTGGACATTGTTCATTCGGAATAATGTTAACAATAGAACAAGGCACAGCCAACACCAAAACCATACACTATCCTGCTTTAATTCGTACCACCTGGAAGGATTAATATGGCTGTTCCACTTTTTCCATACAATATTCCAATTCAAGGATTGACTGAAGAGAACTCAGTATATTATGGTTCTTATGTCACACCCATTACATTAAGATTGAGAATGGATGACATAGCCAACTATTATGGTCTAAATTTTGATGAAGCGGAAGGTGGTCGAGTTGATTGGGAAGTGACTGATGTTAGTGGAAACGTGATTTGGACTCTTGAAGCTGAAGGTGGTTATGGAAATAATAATCAACAAGTCACTCTTGATTTTACTACTTATTCAGGTGTGGATTCAACAATACCTAATAGATACTATGTAAGACCAATTATTTCTTTTTATGTTGGAGGTCGTAGCACAGGTGGGCCATTTGCTCTAGATCCATTAACAATCAACATGACAGTAGAATCAGTCAATGACGGTCAAGGTGAACAAGACAGAGGCACTCCAATCTATGGTTCTTATGTCACACAAATTACGGATTTTATATCACCAACAGAGGTAAAGGTCAATCAAACATTTAACGAATTTTTAGAGAAATATGGAAATCAAGAACCAGAAATTGTAATCGATCCATTAAACAATTTCAGAAATGTCAATATCATATATAAAAATAATGATAAAAGAGATTTAAACACTTATGTTCATCTCGGTGATGACAAACTTCAATTAATTACAAATATCAAAAGTGATAATGTAACATTTCCAGATTTACCATATTCAGCTATTTTAAAATTATACGAACCCTTATCAGAAGATGTAACTGAAAAAGATAATGTTTATATTGTTAGAGAAATACTACCACAATTTACCGAGACAATCGAGTTAATACCATATGATGAACCTGAAGAATTATTAGTGTTGAAAATACCTGATACACCTGCTGAAGATTCACCAATAACTAAAAGAGAAGTTTCCTTAAAGAATTTCGATGATTTAGTCACAACAGATGCTAAACTAAAAGATAATATTATTGACAAATATATAAGTGGTAGTGAAAAACCAGTTGAATTAAGTGTAGATTATTCACAATACGAAAATTATGTAAATTTTTCTTCAGCTCAAAAAAGGTTAGAAAATTTTAAATACAAAATAGAACAAATCGAGGAAAATACAGCCTTGAGTGCTTCTTTTGTTGGAGTGGTAAGTGGTAGTGATGAAAGCCTAAAATATGCAAGAATAATAAGAAACATAAAAAATAATTTTGATGGATATGAAAACTATCTATATAATACTGTGTCCACTTATACCACTAGTTCGATGGGTGAATTCTTTGATGCTTCTTGGCCAAAAACTGGTAGTGGAACTTACAATGATCCTTTTGTACCAGTCAGTTCATCAAATTCTGATTTCATATCTTGGTATGGTTCTATACCAAGTAAAACAGGTCAGATTTATAGTGCTTCTTTATACGATATAGAAAATCCAAATAGATTAGTCAATTTATTACCACAACACATCGGTAATGATGTGGAGAACTCTCAATTCATAGATTTTACAGATATGATTGGTCAACAATTTGATGAGTTGTGGTCTTATATAAAATCACTTACCGACATAACAGATAGAAGATTAGATTTATCCGAGGGATTTTCAAAAGATTTAATTTACAATTTAGCTAAATCTTTAGGATGGAGTGCCCAAGATGGTAAAGATTTATTAGATTTGAGTCAAGCTGGATTTGGTCAAAAGTTAGAGGGAGCTGGGTATTCACTATATACATCTGGTTCTTTAGACTCACCAGTTGAAAGTGATGTGTCCAAAGAGATTACCAAAAGACTTATAGCTAGTATGCCTTATCTTCTAAAGGCCAAGGGTACTGTTGGTTCAATTAAAGGTTTATTGAATTGTTATGGTATTCCATCCACTATATTAAGAGTTAGAGAATATGGTGGACTACAAGAACCAAAACAAAGAGATGCATTTGAAATATCGAGAAGGTTTACTAAAGCATTAGGTTTTAGAGGAGCACAATATGTTTCTAGTAGTTGGGCTAATGATACTACTTCAAATAGAAAACCAGACACCGTAGAATTACGATTCAGGTCTGTAAACAGTTCAGACCAAACCCTTATACAAAAAGATGACCGTTGGGCCATAAGTCTAAAGGATAATGGTTCAGCTGATGATTATGGAAGTGTATCATTTATATTGTCTGGTTCTGGTGGTCAAAAAGAAGTTAGTTCATCAGCCTTACCAATATATGATGGAGATTATTACTCTGTTATGTTACAAAAAAGAAAAGTTGAAACTAATTTATTTCCAAATCCATCATTTGAAGTCGGTAGCGGAGCAGGTTTATACAATCCACCATTTGTAACCCAATCATTCGGAAGTACAGCTGTCAATGGTGATATAGAAATTGTAAGTAGTTCCAATGTAGCTAAGGTAGGAGCCAAAAGTTTACGACACAGAAACACAGCTCAGACTGGTACATCATATACTATATTTTTTAATAATCCAAATTCAATATCTGAAGATTACGGTACAGCTAGTGGCTCTGTTACGAATGCCTCTATTGGTGAAACTTTTACCTTTTCGGCTTTCGCTAAAGTTTCTTCGAGTCTTGTCGATTCTTTAGGTCGTTTAAGAATTTTTGAATTAGATTCCGATGAAGAAGTGGTAAATTGGGATGAAGATGATCCTGATGCCGACCAACAAAGTATCACAGCTCTTGGTGGTATAGGTAGTTCTGAAGTTGTGGGTTTAAATGAAACTGAATGGAGAAAGGTCACAGTTACAAAAACTATAAGATTTCCACAAACTTCAAAACTTGGTGTAAGATTTGAAAACCTCAAACCAAACTCAGCCATATATTGGGATGATGTTTCCTTAGAAAGAAGTTTGATAAATACAGACAGTATAAAAGATGCCTTTAGTTATAATTTATTTGTAAAAAAATACGAAGCAGGTTTAGATAGAATAATACATTCATCGAACACTTCTTTATTGATATCGGGTTCAAACTCAGCTTCTCAGTCATACAATGCCTCTTGGACTGGTAGTGGTGATTTATTTATAGGTGGTAAACCCTCTGTTGAATTTGGAGCACAATTGACTGGTTCACTAATGGAGTTTAGAATATGGAATGAGCCATTAGAAGAAAGACATTTCAATGTACACGTTGAAAATCCAAAATCATACATTGGTAATTCACCATCTTCATCATATTATTCATTGGTCACTAGATACTCATTTGATGATAACACCACTTTGTCCAACGGTGATACAATCAGAGATGTTAGTTCAAATCAAACTTTTACCACCGCTGGCTCAGCTTTTGGTTTTGGTGGATTAAATACATTTGAGAATGTCGAGGATAAAACAAAAACTTTAATACCAAATTATGGGCCTAATAGAAGAAGTTCAACCAAAATAAGGATAGAAAATAATGTGTTGAGTGGTAGTTCTGCTTTGTTAAGTGTAAATAAAAGATACGATTTAAGTTCAAATGATTTTTCACCTTTGGACTCACCCAAACTTGGATTATATTTTTCACCGACTGATGTTGTAAACGAAGATATTATATTCTCTTTTGCTAATTTAGATTTCAACCAGTATCTTGGAGATCCGAGAGATAATTTTAAATTACTATATCCTGAATTAAAAGATACTGCCAATCAGTATTTTCAAAAATACACTAGTAAAAATAATTTTTGGGATTATATGAGACTAATAAAATACTATGACCAAACAATTTTTAAACAAGTCCGAAAGTTGATACCTGCTAGGGCGAAACCACATTTAGGGACTGTTATTGAACCAAATATATTTGAAAGGTCGAAGGCACCTATACAAAGAAATAATCCGTCTTTTACTATGCCAAAATATGAGAAAACTATTAATCTTACAAATTTTCATTACAATGACGACGCCAACAACGAGGTTAGTGAATCTGTATTAAAAATAGTAACTGATTATCCAACCTTTGAGGGAGAAATAGATAAAAGTGTTCGTGATTTTGAATTACCGTCTTTATATAAATTCGATTTTAATGAAAACTATGAGGATATAGCCACTTATGTTACGGCGTCAGCTAAATTTGGTGGCCCGGATCGTGTGTTTCAAGAGGCAACAGGTTCTATAATTATGGATAATAGATTATCTGATAGAAATTTAGAGGTAAAATTTTTCTATACTAGTTCTATAGACTTTGATAGGAGTCAAAGATATACACTAGATAATTTCAAACATTTTTACACATCAAAATCCTTACATCCAACTGATTTAGACACAGAATATCAAAACACAACAGCTTTGAAAAGGTTGTTTTTTGAGGGTGTAAAGAATACAAAATCAACGACACTTGATGGTGATTATCCAGTAGTGATTAGAGTGACCGCTCCAACTGTAGCTGTACCAATAGATAGTGCAGACAGTAATTTGAACATCGTTGATGATAATCTTAAATAATAAAATGATAAAAAATATACATTATAGATATTTATTTTTAGAAAAGTTATATAAATGTATAAATCGTTGGAGACAATAACATGGGATTTTTAGACAATTCGAGTATTACAGTTGATGCCATCTTAACAAAAAGAGGTAGAGAAATTTTATCTGAGGGTGGTGATTTAAATATAGTAAAATTTGCTTTGAGTGATGAAGAAGTAGATTATGGGTTATATGATGTGACTCATCCAAACGGAACTGATTCTTATGGCGCAGTAATAGAAAATATGTCATTATTAGAAGCTACACCAAACAGAACAAATTTTAGAAGTTTTTTGGTGGACACTTCACTAGCTGGAGCTAAGGTAAATGTGGACACTTTGACTTATACAAATGTTGACACTAATTCAAATATAGCTATAAACCCAGCTACCATTGGGGCTCCAGCTGAATCATATACATTCACAATTGAAAATACAAACATTGTTAAGTTCGCTAACGCTGTAGATTCAACATCTGTGACGGCCCCCTCAGTCAATTTAGTAGCACAATCTATAAGTACTTCTGCTACAACCACAGTAGCTATAACTGGTAATACTAGTGGTATCACTAATGTCGTTACTATATCAGTAAAAGCTGATGCATCTTCTGATACCGATCCTACAGGACCTAAGAGAAAGAAAAAGAAGAAAAGAATCAGAAAAAGAAGAAGAAGTTCATTTTCTCAAAGAATGGCTGAATCTTTTAATCAAAGCACAGGTGGTGGTTCAACTGGTGGTCGTGGTAGTAGTTATTAGAAATAAACAATTAAGGACAATAAATTATGTTTAGAGATTTTACAGATAATGATACAAGCACAGATATAGGAATCGTTACCTCTGGTGTGTGGCAAGATGGGGCTTCAAATATAACAACTTTTTTTAGTTCATCAACACAATATACAAACACTGGTGATTACAACATTGATGTATACAGATATAATCCAGGTACTAATGCTTCAGCATCTGTACAATTTGGTGTCGTGTATGGTCATAGTCAAGGTAGTGGTTCTTTAGGATTAAAAGGTGCGACTGGTGATAGAACAACAGCTGCTATATTCGGACAACTTAACAATTTGATAAATCCACCACAAACAACAACTTTTACATTTCAAAATAATACCACATCTAAACAAGTCTATGCTATAGTTTTGAATAGAGCTAGGATGAGAGAAGCTATAGAACCTGGTGGTTGGGAACTTCATCTAAGTGCTAGTTTCCAAAATGGTACACCTAGTGGAACTAAAATAAAACTAATAGACGACTCATCAACAAACAATGGTGGCAATACATTTCAAAGAAATTTTGCTCCTGAGTATAATGTTGTTAGTGGAACGTTAATTGGTGGTACAACTATAAAGACAGCGGCTTCAGCTGAAGATTCAACTCAAGGTTCATACGGAACTTTCTATCCGAGTTTAGGGGTTATTTTGTTAAATCCAGAGAGACTCTCAGGAGCTGGATTACATTTAATTACTAATAGTGGTTCAAATACCGACAATAGAAATAATAGAAAACTTTTTGATTGTATTGTGGGTGGTGGTTATTTTCAAATGAAACGTAAAGAAGAAATAACCTCTCAACATTATTTTGTAAGAGCAACAGCTAATCAATTTAATGCTACAACTAATGAATCTTTTTATACTGAGTCTGTGGCTGGAGTCAAGAAAGTAATTGCTGGTTTAGCCACGGATCCTAAAACTTATATAACTAGTGTTGGTTTATATAATGAGGATAGTGAATTATTAGCTATAGCTAAATTAAGTCAACCAATCTTAAAATCTACATCGAGAGAAGCTCTTATCAAAGTAAAACTCGATTTTTAATAAGGTTCTAAAATGGTATTCAAGAATCTTGAATCTTCAGACATATTAATTTCACCATTTGAGGTTCATAAAACATTTACTCTAAATGATGCTGATAGTGGAAGTGGTTTATACTCATTTCAAATAACGAAAGGCACTGATGCCACTCAATACAATTGGAACGTAGACGACGCTGATAAAACTGAAATATCAGCAAGTACTTTTTATAGTTTACCAAATTATTATGTTATCAACAATATGTTTTATAGAGATTTAAAACAAATGTATGAAGTTCAACCATTTGAAGATGGTGATGGGGGAATCGGTTATGTTCATGTTGAACCAGATGAGGTAGATTATATAGCAGCTGTTCCAACATCTTCTGATGCTGTATTAACCTATACTGAAACTAGAAATTTATATGATACACCAAATGATAATTATCAAATGGAACTACGTAGACCATATACTAGACAATTAAGAGATACAGCTAATGTTATTTCTATCCCTCAAGAACTATATGGAGAATCAGTCAAACGAGAGTCAGTTAGGATTGTTGATGATAGCACTGATGTAACTATAAGATTACAAGATGATGGCCGAGGTAATTTATATGATATAGCTCATAGTGCTAGTTTTGCTCGTAGAACACCAAATGCCGTAACTAGTGGTAGTATAGTCGGTAATGTTTTTTATGATTATGGTTTGATAGTCATAACCGATACAGGTTCGTATAGAGATGTAGGAATAAAAAATGGAACAGATGGATTTTCTGTACAATTTGATTCCACTCAAACTATTTATGAACGTGAATATTTTTGTTCCATAGGAGAAAATGAGTTTCAACACACGAATAACAGAAGTTTAAAAGTAGGACAGAGTGGGAGTGTTTCTTTTTCAGGTAGTGCCTATACTGATGATATTTACAAAAATTCTATCTATGATGAATACCCATATGACCTAACAGGTTTTAGTACTAGTTCTTATAAAAATTCAAAATATGAAATTGGTACTGAATTGATAGGAGAAGCTACACATTCACATTTCGCCACTTATGTCACTACAATTGGATTGTATAATAACTCTAATGAACTATTGGCTATAGGTAAAACAGCCAAACCAATCAAAAATGATAAAGATATGGCTTTAAGTTTTGTTGTTAGATTTGATACTAATTGATATTTATTACCGTAAAAATTTCATTAAAAAGGAGAAAACAGATGTTAAAGAAAATTATTATTGGGATAATACTGTCCTCATCTTTGTTTAGTCAGAACTTTGTAACTAACTTTTTTAAGTATTCCACAGCTTATTCAAGTTTTAGTTTAAATGCTCCTCGCTATCAAGACGATAGGTTTGCCATTATTGGTGGTCTATCTACAGGTGATTTACAAGTAGAAAGAACCGAGAGAGATTTGAAACCAGATTTTCAAACATCCTTTGGACTTCGTAAAATTGGTAGATTTCAATATGAACCAAAACGAGGTGTAAAGGGAGCTGGTAAAGGTGGAGTATGGTATGACGGTTCAGAACAAAATGCTAACGAAAGTGCTACATTTGGGCCTGTTAAAGGATGGGAGTATTTAGTTAAATATTCTGAAGGTAGACAATGGGGAGACGATTATGTCAATCAAGAATATTGGTTAAGATATATCGGTGATTGGTTAATGGTCAAAGTAGGTATTACTGAGTTGGGATTAGAAAATATCAACTATGTACAAGGTGACTTACGTGTACACCTAACACCAGATGTTTTACAAAACAAATTTCACGTATCTGTTGGATTTAAACATAGACAACATCCAGTCTATGGATTTGATGCCATGGTATTAGACACAACTTGGTATAGAGGTGCTTGGTGGCAGTTCGCTGAAAAGGCATTTGGTATAGATGACAATATGTGGTATCAAGAAGATATGTTAGAAGGGTATGATAATGATGGAAATCCAATTTGGAAACATGACGAATTATTAGAGTTGATAAATGGTGAATGGGTTCAAGTCGAAGGTGACGGGCCTTTTTGGAATGGTCGTGGAGAATATTGGGGACACGATTGGTTGTGGAGAGATGAAGGTGGTAGAATTTTCGCATATACCGATAGGGAATATTTCATATATCACTTTCCAGGTATGTTAGAAAATTACATTGACGATGTTAAGAAAAACTTAGGTAATCAAAATGAAACCTCATTGGTAATTGGTGTAGATTTTTATCATTACGCTGAGAACTGGTGGTTACACACTTGGGGTAATTGGTTACCAGTCCACTATGGCCATACAACACATTCTTATCATAATGCTACTCACTATGGAAAACATCTAGATGAAGGAAAAGAACCTTATGATTTTATGTTCATGAAATCAATGTGGATGGATTGGAATGATTACGATATGGGTGCGATATTTGGTGTAAAGATACAAGATAATCTTGGAGTCTTTGCTGAGGGAAGATATTTGTATTATTGGGAACGACCAGCTTACGATATCAAATTAGGAGTTAACTATCAATTTATGGGATTTTAACATGAAGAAATTATTACTATTGTTTTTTGTATTATTATTTAGTTGTGAAGATAACACTTCAGAAGAAAACGTATCAACTGAACCATTTATGCAAATGTGGGTAAATGGTGATCCTATAGATCCATTTACTTATTATGGTTCAATAACAACCTTTGGGCAAAAATCAGTTGGGGAAGATGGTAAGATTAAAAAATTACTTGTATTTCACTTTCAAAGAGAAGTCGGTAGAGTATTACCTGAATTAGAACACTATGCTACAATATGGTATGACAAAAACGGTGAGGACAACGATAACCTAATAGATGCTGGTTTGTATTTAAATTATGGAAGTGAGGATACTTTAGATAGAGAACAATCAATTAATTTAGAAATTATTGGTAGTCAAGACTACACTAATTTTGGTCAGGCAGAAATAACCGAAATCAAAGATAATAAAATTTCAGGTGTGGTAAATGGTCAATTCTACAATCCATATAGAGATGAATTACAGATAGCATTATTGATATTTGAAAATATAGAAATAGGTATGGATCCAGAGGGAACATTTTACACCGGAGATGAATCATAACATATGAATGGTGACATCAAAATCGGTAAGTTGTTGTGTGATGAAGATATCATTACTAAAAGACAACTCAACAAAGCCCTACAAGTTCAGGTAAAGGGAGATAAACGCACTCTTGGTGAAATACTCGTTGATATGGGGTTTTGTGATTTTGATGATATTACTAATGCTCTCCTAAACAACGACTCAGATACACAAAAACATGAAGAGAAACACCAAGAGATTCACCAAGAACCTATAGAATTAAAACCTGAAGTAAAGGACATACCACCTGTCAAAAAACCAAAGAAAAAAAAACCTATAGAACTAAGTGAAGATAAAGTTTTAGATACAAAATTTACATTATCTGTACAAACAATGATAGCTGCTGGAACAGGTTTAGCATCACTAATCGGTATGTGGTATACTCTACAAGGCGAAATCGAAGAGGCTAAAGAACTTCCAAAGATAGATATAGAAAAAATTTTTACAGATGAATACCCATCCAAACCCGATGGTCACAATTGGCCTCGGTCTTATGAACAATACAAAAACCAAGTCGGAGGTCTACAGGAAGATATGGATGCTGTATATGATGTCTTAGATGAGTATGAAGAACTCATCAAAGAATTACAAAAAGATATTAAAGACCTTGAACGTAGAAAAAGGGATAAATAGGAGTTTGTTATGAGATACTTATTGACATTGTTGTTTTTGTCTATTACATTTAGTCAAGGTGTGAATGACAAAAATTTCAAAGAAAAAATCAATGGTGGCACCGTCATCGTAGTATTCACGTCAGATTGGCAAGAACAGGACTTAGATAGTAAAATATTAAAAGGTATAGAAGGATATCAAGACACTAGGATATTAAACGTAAAGAGTGAGGAGGCTCCAAAGGTTGTTAAGAAATTAAGATTTAGGAATTTTCCATCAATTGCCTTATTTTTTGATGGTAGTAAAAAAGAGACTTGGAAAGCCGATATGGATGGTGAGGTTGATTGTTCCTCTAAGGAAATCAAACGTGCCATAGATGATATGTTAGCAGAGGATGTTTTCTGATGGACAAGGATTTAGTGACTAACGACCACTTACAAAACCAAAAACATTATATTAATACCAAACTAATAGATATCATGGAATACAGACAATCACGTAAGTGGTATGTCAGTATAGCGGTTGTGGGGTTATTTTCTTTTATACTTGCATTGATGATTTATTTTATGGCTATGGGTAAGGATGTTACAGATGGTTGGAAAGAAATATTATTGTTAATGTTAGGTGGTTTTGTTGGTTCATTCGCTAAAGTAATTGATTTTTGGTTTAACAATCAAGAAAATGATAACAAACTACTAGAACACGCGGATGATTAAATATGAATATTGCAACTATAGCTGGTCACTTGGCCTTTGGTCTTATAGCATTTTCTTTTCTAGTAAAAGATATTCTATGGTTACGTATAGTATCTATTTTAGCTAGTTTATTTTCTGTATTCTACAATTGGGTAATTCCAATTGAACCAATGTGGATTCCAATAGGTTGGAATTTTGTATTTGTTGGTTTAAATTTATATCATATAGCTATAATTATTTATGAAAAAAGACCAATCAAGATGGCTCCAAAAGATAAAGAATTATACGAAACTTTATTCAAAGATTTAAGTCCTGTGGAATATCTAAAAATTAGTAAAGTAGCTCAATGGAAAAAATATAAGTCTGGTGAGACTATAATAAAACAAGAACATTTAGTACCAGATTTAATTTTAATTTATAATGGAACAGTTGATGTCGTAGTGGATAATAAAAAAGTAGCAGAATTAAAGGATGGTCAGTTTGTTGGGGAAATGAGTTTTCTCACAGAAAAATTAGCTACAGCTACTTGTATAGTAAAACACAATACCGAATGTTTGGTTTGGAAACAACCAGAGTTTAAAGAATTGTTGAAAAGAAATCCATCACTTTACTATACAATTCAGTCTTTACTTAGTAATCAATTAGTTAGTTATAGTAATAAACAAAAATAGAATACTTTTATATTTATATGTAAGTAGTGGAGAACACAAATGATTAAAATGAAAAAATTAATGGAAG